CCAGAAACTGTCACGAATGAGGTTGGCACGATGAACTATGTGGGTGATTTCGCCGCTGATGAAACGGTATATTTGAACTTCGCCAGCTACGACAGCAATGGCGCGTCTGTTACGTTGACCGGCCTGGCGACCAGCGATATTGAGATTTACAAGAACGGTGGCACCACCCAGCGCAGCAGCGATGCTGGTTACACAGTATCAACTGACTTCGACACGATCACCGGCATTCACGCTATTTCGATTGATACCAGCGACAATACGGACGCAGGCTTCTTTGCCGCAGGCAATGATTACGTTGTGATTGTGTCCAGCGTCACTATTGACAGCCAGACCGTCAGCTTTGTTGCTGGCTCGTTTTCGATTGAGAACAGGTTTATGCGCGGGACAGACAATGCGGCGCTGGCATCGGCTCTGGCAACGGTTGACACAAATGTTGACGCCATTCTGGTTGATACAGGAACATCTTTGCCCGCTGATATTGCGGCCCTGAATGATCTTTCGGCGGCACAAGTCAACGCAGAGGTTGACACGGCTATTGCGGATGCAGCATTGGCAACGGCAGCGAGCCTTGCGACCGTAGACGCAAATGTAGACGCCATTCTTGTAGATACCGGCACGACAATTCCCGCACAGATTACGGGCCTTAATGACTTGAGCGCGGCTGATGTCAATGCTGAGGTTGATACGGCTTTGGCTGATATACATTTGGATCATTTGCTGGCGGTTGATTATGACCCGGCTACCCCACCTGGCACGGCAACGGCTCTTTTGAATGAGTTAATTGAAAGTGACGCCGGGGTTTCGCGGTTTACGGTGAATGCTCTTGAAAATGGTCCTACCGGTTCAGGCGCGTCTGCGGAATCTATCGCGGATGCTGTGTGGGATGAAGCTCTCTCCGGTCACGCCACAGCAGGGTCCGCTGGTAAGGCGGTTGCAGATATTGAGGCGGACGCAACAGCCGTCCTGGAAGATACCGGCACGACCATTCCGGCGCTTATCGCGGCGCTAAATGATTTATCGGCAGCCCAAGTCAACGCAGAGGTTGACACGGCGATTGCTGATGCCGCGCTTGCTACAGCCGCGAACCTGGCGACAGTGGACGGCATTGTAGATGCAATCTTGGTCGACACGGCTACGACTATTCCGGGATTGATTGCCGCGTTGAACGATTTATCAGCCGCCCAGGTCAACGCAGAAATGGACACGGCGCTTGCGGACTATGATGGCCCAACCAAGGCTGAAATTGATGCAGGGCTGGCTGCGCTGAATGATTTGTCTGCAGCCGAAGTCAACGCAGAAGTTGACACCGCACTTGCTGACTACGATGCGCCGACAAAGGCAGAATTGGACGCTGGCCTTGCGGCACTGAATGACCCGACTGCCGCAGCTATTGCAGATGCCGTGTTAGACGAAGCAACAGCAGGTCACACAACACCGGGGACCGTTGGCGCGGCCATTGTGGATATACTGGCAGACACGAACGAGTTACAGGCCGATGATGTGCCGGGGCTGATTGCGGCGCTGAACGATATTTCTGTTGGTGACATCCTGACGACGCAGATTACGGAGAGCTACGCGGCGAATGGCGTGGTGCCGACACTGGCTCAAGCGATGATGATGCTGCACCAGCGGGTGCTGGAGCCTACGAAGTCGGGTGTGACATTGACGGTGCCGGATATTTCCGGTTCTGCGGCGGCGACCTTTACGGTTGATGACGCTGATAACCCGCAAACGGTTACGCGCACGACATGAGTGGGGCTTTTGTCTTATCTGGTTTGGGCGGGCCTTCAGGTGAGTTTGTCCTGTTTGGGTTGGCGGCTATTTTATGGTCGCCCCAAGATGGTGATACGGTAACGTGGACGCCTCAGGATGGCGAGGATGGTATTTGGTCTGTGGAAGATGGCGATGATGTGACATGGACTGTTGTTAGCTAGGGGGGACTATGGCTAGAACAAAAGTGGCGCAGAGAAATACCGATCTAATTGTTGCCAAGGGCGGCATTGATTATGTTTGTGATACTCTGGCCACAGGGGACAATCTGCGCGACATTGCCAGGGCCATTGGTGTAAACCATCACGCTCTACATCGATGGGTCCAGCGGGAAGAGAATGTTGAGCAGTACGAGGCTGCTAATAGGGCCAGGGCTGAATTGATTATCGCTGAGATTGACGAGATCGTTGATGATCCCACCCTTGGCAACTACACCGATAAAGAGGGCAATATTCGCGTCGATAGCGGGTCTGTGAACCGCGCCAAGCTACGCATTGAGCACAGGCATTGGTTGGCGGGAAAACTGGACCCTGACGCCTACGGCGAGAAGGACAAGAATAACGTCCAGATCAACCTCAACAATATCCACCTAAACGCTTTACGATCCGCAAAGGACAGCAAGGTTATCGATGGCTGAAGCTCCTGAGCGCCTTATGCAGCGGTGGATCGCTGCTTACCGGGATGATCCAATCTCTTTCGTGGTCAATGAGTTCGGCATTGAGCCTGACCCTTGGCAGCGCGATCTGATGGAGGCCGTAGCTTCTGGTGAGCGCAGGATCTCCGTCCGGTCTGGTCATGGCGTTGGCAAGTCTGCCGTGGCTTCCTGGTTGTGTATTTGGCATATCCTTTTCCGTTTCCCGCAGAAGACAGTCGTTACCGCCCCCACCTCTAGCCAGTTATTCGATGCCCTGTTCGCTGAGATTAAGGGGTGGATCAACAAGCTGCAGCCAGCCGCCCAGGCGCTGTTAGATGTTAAGTCAGAGCGCGTTGAGCTGTTGGCTGCGCCTGCCGAGAGCTTTATCGCGGCCAAGACTTCCAGGGCGGAGACGCCCGAAGCCCTGCAGGGGGTTCATTCAGAGCATGTGCTGCTGATCGGGGATGAGGCGTCGGGTATTCCTGAGGCCGTCTTTGAAGCTGCGTCGGGCTCCATGTCGGGGCATACGGCCAGCACGATCCTTCTAGGCAACCCGACCCGTGGTTCTGGCCTGTTCTATGACACCCACACAAAACTGGCAGACCGGTGGTGGACCCGTCGCGTTAGCTGCGTGGATAGTCCGCGTGTGTCGGATGAGTATGTAGAAGAGCAGGCGGAGCGATACGGCGAAGAAAGCAATGTCTACCGGGTGCGCGTGTTAGGCGAATTCCCGCTGCGCGATGACGACACCATGATCCCCGTCGATCTGGTGCAGAGCGCCATGGATCGTGATGTGGTCGGCAATGATGCTGCCTCTGAAGTCTGGGGGCTAGACGTTGCCAGGTTCGGATCTGATGCGACTGTATTATGTCGGCGGCAGGCCAATGTGATCTTCCCTATGGATGCTTGGCGCGGGCTGGACACTATGCAGGTCGTGGGGCAGATTAAGCAGCGATATGATGCGGCGTCTGTTAAACCGGTAGAGATCCTGGTGGATAGCATTGGGATCGGTGCCGGTGTTTGTGACCGCCTTCGAGAGTTGGGGCTACCTGCCCGCGACATCAACGTCTCCGAAAGCCCGTCCATGCAGAATGGTTATTTGAACCTGCGGGCTGAGTTGTGGGGAAGCATGAAGGCTTTCTTGGAGAAAAGGGATTGCCTTCTTCCTAAAGACGAAGATTTGTTCTCAGACCTAGTGACGCCGAGATATGTTTTTACCTCAAATGGCAAAATGAAACTTGAGAGCAAAGACGAGATGAAGCGGCGAGGTTTTAAGTCGCCTGACAGGGGTGACGCTATGGCGCTGACGTTTGGTACAGAGGCCAGCACTGCCATCTATGGAACATCCTATACCAAGGGGTGGGGCCAGCCTCTCAGACGCGATGTCAGGGGCGTGGTGTGACCGTGTTGATGATGCCCGCGACTGATGGCATAATCAGAGCGGCTGAGGGATATTTAGACACTTAACGGCAGAGGCCACCATGGCGCGAAGAGTCCGCAAGAAGAGACAGAACAATAATAACATCTGGGAGCCATTCCAGGCAGATCGCTCTGCGCCGGTCAATATGCTGGACCTGCCGAGTGTTACTGATTATCTGCCAGAAGAGCGCACGAGGGCTACTTTAAGAGAATATGATCCTGGGGTTGTTGAGACCATAAGTCGGGCTGTTGGCCTTATGGGAGGGGATACCCGTAGATCTCAGCAGATAGGGAGAAGGGTGGGGGGCCTAGCTGACTGGACGCCTGCGGGTGATGTAGACGCTATTGAGATGGGTGCGAATATGATTAGCCAGGCGCGACCTGGTCAGTCAGTCACTCAGGATTTTTCTTGGTCGGATGCAAAAGACATGGGCTTGGGTGCGGGCATAATGGGGTTGGGCGCTTTAGGCATTCTAGCGCCTGGGCCGTCAGCAAAGAATGTCGTGAAGCCTCAAGGGCAAATGCCGAGGGGTATGTTCGACCGGGTTGACGATGCGCTGGCTGATATGCAGTCAGCTTTCTTAGATGAAAAGACCGCATCTAGATTGGCGGGTTACGCATCTGAGGTTCCTGGTTTTGGTGAGGCCATGAAGTGGATGACTCCCGAAGAACTGGTTGCGGTGAAGAGTGCTCAGGGGGCGCAGCGTGTTGTTGATGCTTGGAATGCCATACCTTCCAGAGCTACGTTGCAGGCAATGGCCAAGATGGGCAACGTCAAAAAGGGGTGGTATGAGAACTCGGCCAAGTCCATCGCTGCTGGGTTCGGTGACGATGCTCCCAGGTTTACGGCTCTCCTTGCAGCTCTATCTCCTCAGACCAGTGTTGAGAGCAATATGGTCAATGCTGCTAAGGTCTGGCGCGGGTGGAATGATGCTGGCCGTCCTACGGATCGAAAATCTATTTTGCGGATTATGGGAGAAAATGTCCAAGGTAACAAGGGTGAGGAGAGCGTCCTTGGTGCCTGGAAAAATAACTCTGTATTGGCCCTTTCTGCAAAGGATCCATTAAAGGCGTTGTCGGGGGGTAAGGTTCACAGTTTCTGGTTAAATACCACCGGCAACCCATATCCTGTGACTAATGATGCGTGGATGGCGAATGCGTTTGGCATCGACCAAGCTGGTTTTGCAAAAAAGGGCAAGGACGCCCCCGGTTTTGGCCCCATATATGGTGGCGTTGCAGCCAAGGTTCGTGCTGCAGGTGATGGCATAGGGATGCTGCCTGCTGAGGTACAGGAGACAATATGGTCCTACGCAAAAGCGACGTATGAGGGCGCGCAGACTGCGGGGGTGTCACCTGCTGCCTTTATTGCCAGCGGTGGTCTGACTGATGATGCTGTTCGCGGGGTTGCTGATTTTTCGACCCTCTTCAATGAAATGCCGGAGGCGCGGCAATTGGCAGATATTGGGGTGAGGATAGATGATATGCCTCCCATCCAGTGGGCTGATCCAATTGACCTATCGCCTGCGGAACGGGAAGCCTTGCGCGACAGCACGAGTATCTTGGACAACTTGTCGGCTAGACGGAAAAACGACAGTGCCTTCAAAACATATTTTAGCTCTCCCGTGAAGGTTAATGATCGTGAAGGGGTTATGATGATCCCCTACGAGCAGATGCCTGGTGAGGGTACAGGGGTCGGCGTGGGGTCTGGTAAGACCGGCGAGGATTTTGAGGAGACGTTTAGGCTGTTTAATATCGACGCAGATCCATCCGATATTGTGCCGTTGAAGAAGGGCCAGCAGGCTGCGCTGCGGTCTGGCACTTTGTCAAAAGATATTCGGGGGCAAAATGCCCTTGTCGAGGGTATCTGGGGGCCGAGGTCGGCCAGTACCACCTATGGCACCGGTTCGTGGCTTGACCCTACGTCGGGAGAGTATGTGCAGAACCCATTGGCCACTATTGGTGGGACTTTCACTTATAATGTGGATAAGTCTGTCCCTAAGAATCTTCTGGACAGGGCCAATGCCGGGGCGACGGCTCTGGGGGCGATTCATGGTCAGCATGGTGTGCCGATTGCCATCCCGAGAAGGGTCCCAAAGGGCGACAGCTTTTCCCTTGTTACTGGGAGTGCTGCAACCCCAGAGAGCATGAAGAAGATAGGCGGGCTGCTTGGTGAAGACGGTTACGCCACTGACGTTGGAAATGCCGTTATTATCAGCCCAGGGGTAAATTCCGCCGAGGACATTGCAAAACGGGCTCATGCTACTCTTCGATATGGCCCTAGAGAGGCAATTTCGCAGGAAGGCAACAGATTAGATCTGAATTCGGGGGGGTATATAGAGCTTCCGTGGGGCGCAGGGTATGGGTCTGGCGCGGTGGCCGATGAGGTGATCAGCGCGTTTGATATACTGCCTAAGGCGGCTCAAAAGAGAATGGACCCCGGCGTTAGAGAGATTGCCCAGGCTGTCTTAAATAGGCGGAATGCGCGCATGAAGATGAACCCATCTCGCGGCGACTATATGAACATGCTGGAGGGTATGGCGCAGGGCGGTGTGGATCGGTTGCGTCAGCTTAGGGCAGAGGGCGTTGCCCTACCCGCCATTGGCGGAGTAGGGCTGATGGGACTAATGGATGAGGAAGAGGCTACTTCCCCAGAAGAGCCTCTCGCTTCTGGCGGCGGGCTTCTTCTTCGTTATTAAGACGTTCTATCTCTTCGGGATTAACCCAGGGAGATAGCCCGTTCTGTGTCCAGCTGGAGAAGCGAAAGTAAGCTACGTTGACGGTTCCGTCATCATCTCTCCAGCGGACACCAACCAAGGTGTTCTCTTCCAAGGTGATCCAGTCAACCACCTTCGCTGCTTTTGGTAGTTTGGGAGGGGGAAGCGGTGGGCGCTTGGTCTTCTCGCGTTTAGCGCGGGCTCTGGACGCCTCTGCGGTTCGGGGGATTAGTCCGATAGAGTTGATAATCATCTTATTTCTCCTCTTTAGTGTTTTAGTGTAATCTGGGCCACAAGCTAGAGTTCAAATACCCAGACCGTGGCAATGCCACATTTTGTGGAAGAAGGCAAGACCTATGTATAAGAATGATATCGAGCAAGAACTGGAAGATCTTTCTGACATCCCCGTCCCAGAGAAAATGACGGAAGATGATCTAAAAGGGATTGTTAAATCAGAGGTTGACGATGCCATCACTTGGCAAGAGGGCTGGCTGTCTTCTGAGCGGGCTGCGCTGATCGATTATTATCACGGGCGTCCCTTCGGGAATGAGGAGGCGGGGCGAAGCCAAGTTGTTTCTACCGACATCCGCGACACCATCCACGCCATCATGCCCCCGCTTATGCGGATCTTCTTTGGCGGCGAGAGCGTTGTAGAGTTTACACCCAACGGGCCAGAGGATGAGGCCCACGCCAAGCAGGCGACAGAGTACATCAACTACATCTTCCAGAATGACAACAATGGCTTCAAGTTGGCCTATGAAGCATTCAAGGACGCACTGCTTCTAAAGACGGGCATTATCAAATACTGGTGGGAAGACGACCTCGATGTCAGCACCTGGGATCTGACCGGCTTGGGGGACGATGATCTGGCGGTTCTGTCGGCGGATCCAGAGGTCGAGTTCTCCATAGACAGTCAGTCCGTCGATGAATTCGGGCAGAATGTCTACGCCCTGACTGTGACCCGAACACGGTCAAACGGTCGCGTTAAATTGGCCTCGGTCCCCCCAGAAGAGTTTATCGTCTCACCTCGTGCCACGGATGTACGCACAGCACCCATGGTAGGGCATCGGCGGCAGGCGACTGTCTCCGAGCTTGTTGAGATGGGCTATGACTATGATGAGGTTCTTGAGCATGCCGGATCTGACAAGCTGGAAACCTCACAAGAGCGCGAGGCCCGCCGATTAGATAATCAAGAACCGTTCTACGACGCCAAAGACGACGCCATGAAACTGGTCAGCTACGTCGAGGCGTATATGTACGTTGACTATAATGGCGACGGCGTTGCTGAGTTGCGCAAGATCTGCATGATCGGTAGTGCCTGCGATATTGTCGCCAATGAGGAAATCGCCTTCCATCCGTTTGTGGATTTATGTCCGGATCCTGAACCGCATACCTGGCTGGGTAACGGTGTTGCTGATGTCGTGGACGATATCCAGCGCATCAAGTCAATGATCATGCGAAACATGCTGGATAGTTTAGCTCTGTCCACAACGCCGCGTATGACCGTGGTCGAAGGGCAGGTTAATCTGGACGATGTGTTAAACACGGAAATCGGTGCTATTATCCGTCAGCGTAACCCTGGCGCGGTTCAGGCGCTTGAGACACCATTTGTTGGCCAGCATGCAACCGAACTGGCATAACCAAGGCTGCTGTGGGGCTTGATCCAGATGCCCTGCAGTCAACCACCAAGGCCGGCGTTGCCGCAACAATTACAGCGGCCCACGAGCGTGTAGAGTTGATTGCGCGCATTTTCGCTGAGTGTGGCATTGGCCCTCTTTTCACAGGCATTTTGAAACTGGTCATTATGCACCAGGACGCCCCCAGGACAGTGCGCCTGCGTAACGAGTGGCAGGATGTGGATCCTCGCGCCTGGGATGCCACCATGGACGTTACAGTTAATGTGGGCCTGGGGACGGGTGATTTGGATACTAAAATGCAGTTCCTTAGTATGATTGCTCAGAAGCAGGAGAGCATTATTGGGTCTATGGGGCCGGATAACCCTGTATCCGGATTGGCGCAGTACCGCAACACGCTCGCGTCTATGGCGGAGATGATGGGGTTCCGTAACCCCGGCAAGTTCTTCACCGACCCGGCCAACTGGCAACCGCCACAACAGCAGCCGCCTGCACCGGATCCCAACCTTATCATTGCCGAGGCTGAGGCGATGAAGGCCCAAGCTGAGATCCAGAATGACGCCGCCAGGTTGGCCCTGGACCGTGAGGAAATGCTCAGAAAGGATGATCTTGAGCGTGATAAGCTGGATGCTGAGATTGCGCTCAAGGCGGCTGAGATCAGGGCCAAGCATCAGGGCGAGGTTGACGTAGCACAAATAAAAGCAGATATTGAACGTCAGCGGTCGCAGGATAGTGCAGACGCGCAGATCATTGGTTCTCTGGCCGGGAGGGGCTTATAGTAGACCATACAGAGAATATTAAGAACGGAATTCGCGCCGAGCAGATCCTCAAAGACGAGGTCTATCGCGGTGCCGTTGATCAGGTCCAGTCAGATCTGTATGATGTCTGGAAGAATACTAAGTGGTGGGAAATAGGAAAGAGAGAATTCCTGTATCGCCAAAGAAGGGCGATAGATTTGGTTGAAGTGAAGATCCGCGCCGTTATGGAAAACGGCCTTGTCTCAAAAGACATCCAGGATCGTCGCGAGAAACAAGGGAGATAGAATATGCCTGATGCCGACAACCCGCAAGGGATCGGATTACACGAGGCACAAGCCCAGATCATGTCAGTGCTCGACCGCGCAGACGGCACCGTGCCTGATAATGATCAACCGGTCGCACCTGAAGAGGACGCGACAGCAGCCGCAGAGGACGCGGCACCAGTGGCGGATAATCTGGAGGATGAGGCAATCGACGAAGAGGTCGATCTCTCTGCAGAGGAAGACGCCGAAGAGGACTTGGATGATGGCCAAGACCCTGACGAAGACGAAGAGCAACCCGACGAAGATACCTACCTGGTAAAGGTTGGTGGCGAGGATGTTGAGGTCACGCTCACAGAGCTTATGAAAGGGTACAGCCGCAACGAGGACTACACCCGAAAGACAATGCAGTTGTCTGAAGAACGCAAGAGCCTGGAAGAAGCAACACAGCAGGTACACCAGGAGCGCGCACAGTACGCGCAGATGCTCCCGGTCCTGAATGCTCAGATCCAGGCTGGTCTAGAGCAGGAGCCTGATTGGGACACTCTGTATCAGCAGAACCCCCAGAGCACCGCTCAGTTGAAGAAGGATTGGGAAGCCGGAAGAGCCGAGCTTGAAGCCCGCCGTGATGCCATCCTGGCAGAGCAGCAGCGACTGAATAGCGAGGCGCTGGCAGAGCAGCAGGACGCCTTCCAGCGCCACCTTGCTGCAGAGCAGGCGCGACTTTCCGATGTTATACCTGAATGGGCAGACGCCAAGCGCGCCAATCAGGAAAACGCCGCCATTCGCCAATGGGCAATCGATCAAGGGTTGTCTGAGGATATGGTCGCCAGCGTGGACAACGCCGATGTAGTCGGCATCCTACGCAAAGCGTGGCTTTACGATCAAGGGTCCGCCCGTGTGCAGAAAAAGCGCAAGGGGAAATCCAGAACGATGAAGCCGGGTGCCGCGAATTCTTCACCTACTAGAAAGGCCAGCGCAGCAAAGCGTTCCAGACAGAAATTGTCGGAAACTGGTAGCCTCCGTGATGGGGCTGCTGCGATTGAACACCTTTTGTAGGAGAAATGGCCAATGGCTATTGTAGCAAATACACATACCACCTATGACGCGGTTGGTATTCGTGAAGACCTGGCTGATGTGATCTATAACATCAGCCCGGAAGAAACCCCCTTTATTTCTAATGCCTCGCGTGACACCTGTTCAGCGACTTTGTTCGACTGGCAGATTGACTCCCTCGCGGCTGCAGATACAAGCAACGCCCAGATCGAAGGTGACGATGTCGCCTTTGCTGCTGTGACGCCCCCGACCCGTGTTGGTAATCGGACGCAGATCAGCCGCAAAGAGGTCGTTATCTCGGACACGGATGAAGTCGTTGACAAGGCCGGTCGTAAGTCTGAGCTTTCGTATCAGATCGCCAAGCGCGGTTCTGAGCTAAAGCGCGACATGGAAGCGATCCTGCTGAACAACCAGGCCGCTGCTGCTGGTAGCACCACGACGGCCCGTACAACGGCTGGTTTCCCGGCATGGCTCACCACCAACACCGATGGCGGCGTTGGTGCTGCCGACGGCTCGCTGTCTGGTGGCGTCGTTGGCACCGCTCGTACCGACGGTACGCAGCGTGACATCACCGAGGATATGCTGAAGACCGTGATGGCATCCTGCTGGGAAGCAGGCGGCAACCCGACCACGTTGATGGTTGGCTCGCATGTGAAGCAGGACGTTTCCGCTTTCACCGGCATTGCCCAAGCCCGCGTTCCGGTCAACTCTGCCAAGGCGACAACGATCATCGGCGCTGCTGATGTGTATGTTTCGGACTTTGGCAACCTGGCTGTCGTCCCTAACCGTTTCAGCCGGGGCCGCGATGCTCTGCTGATCGATTTTGATTACGTCTCCGTTTCCGATCTTCGCCCAATGAAGACGGAAGAGCTGGCCAAGACCGGTGACGCCGAGAAGCGCATGATCATCTGCGAATACGCCCTGCGTATGCGGAATGAAGGCGCTCACGGCATCATTGCCGATCTGAATGTTTCCTGATCAATAGTCAGGATTGTTTTTCTGGGGGGCTTCGGCCCCCCAGTTAACAGCAGGAGTATGGCATGAGCGCCGACAGCAAGCGCCTATTTAATAGAGATTTCCATACCGGGATCGATACGTTTTATATCTACAACAGTGATAACGACACATTCACGCTGCAGAAAGAGCAGCGGGTCGATGATCTGTTGGATGTAAATAAATCTGCCTTTAATGATGCAGGCACGCGGTGGGGTGATATGGCTCGCGTGGCCTCCATTCCAATTTCGTTGTTCCATGATCTGGAGCAAAAGGGGATCACCAAGGATGAGAAGGCTTTCAAGGCTTGGCTGAATGATCCCGACAATCGTTTTTTCAGAACTAGGCCGGGGGTTGTCTAATGGTGAGTGTGGCGGTTTGCGTTCCTTCGCAAGAGAATATCGGAACGATGTTTGTTAATGATCTGGTGGCCATGATTGGCTGGCACATGAGGAACACTGACGACGATGTGTCCATGTTCTTCAATTACGGGGCAAGCATTGCTGAGTTGCGCCAGGACATCACTTTGGCGGCAATGGGTGAGGATCCTGATTTTATCCTTTTCCTCAATCCTGACATGCGCTTCCCCCACGACACGTTGAAGAGGCTTCTTGAGCACGACAAAGATATTGTCGCGGCTAATTATGTCACGAACACCGTACCTATAATGCCGGTGGCCACGCAGGTGGAGACGCTGGCCCCTTTGTACACCGATGCGGATGCAGAGGGCTTGGAACAGGCGGCTGGTGTTGGTATGGGTGTAATGCTCGTTAAGGGGGGAGTCATCAAGGCACTCGACGACCCCCTCTTCATCGTGGGCTATTCTCCCAACAGCAAAACATTCCAAGATGCCGAGACATTCTTCTGCCGCAAGGCGCAGATGGCAGGCTTCGGCATCTATGTTGATCACGGCCTGTCTCAGGCCGTTGCTCATATAGGCGGTATCGAGTACACTAATGCGCATGGTCAAGCGGTTCGGGAGGCCCTTGGAACAAACGCCCTAGCAGCGGAGTAGGCTAATGACGGCAATCACTAATTTCTCGACCCTGAAAACGTCAATCGAAGACACCCTGGGGCGAAGCGACCTGACATCGCAGCTTGAGGGTTTTATCTCCCAGGCCGAGGCCCGTTTCAGTCGGACCATTCGTGGCCGTGATATGGAGGCGACCTACGCGCTGTCGCTGAATGCAGATGGTGAGGCGACGTTGCCTTCTGACTTCCTGGAAATGAAATCTATCTCATGCGCCACAACGCCGGTCAGCTGGCCTGAGCTGGTGGACATGGACAGCGACGAATTCCTATTCCGGCATCGGCCAAATGCTAATCCGCAGTATGTGGGGATTAGTGGCACGACAATTATTGTTCGCCCTGCGGCCAATGTTTCTGCCACCCTGTATTATTACCAGCGCGTCCCGGCCCTGACATCGCTCAACACGACGAACTGGTTGGTCACAGATGCGCCGGATGTGTACCTGTATGGATCCTGCCTGGAGGCGGCTATCTATCTGCGTGATATGGAGCGCATCCAGATGTACAGCGAGATGCTGACCACTGCCATTGACGAACTGACCGGTGAGCGCCGTGCAGATCGCGCAAATCGCCCAGCTGATGCCCCTATGGCCCCCGGCGGGCGCACCCTTGAGAGCGCAGGTCCGCGAGCGTAGGAGAATGACCAATGGCCATTCCCACAATCGTTGATCGGTTGACGCTGGAGCAGGCAGTACAATCTCAATTTACGTCCACCACTGGTGTTGAGTACACGCTGACGGCTATTGCCCTGGTTGAGGCTGATATCAACACCCGTGTCAGGGTCCGTCATCAGATGGGCCGGTCTCGGGCTGATCTGTCTGATCAGTTCACTGCATGGCCCAGTGACTGTCTGGGGATGGTTGGCATCCAGCTGAACACCAACCCAGTGCGGAAACTCGAATTTCTCAAGCCTGATATGATGGATGTAAAACGAAGTGAGTACTCCTCGGTTGGGGTGCCGCAGTTCTTCTCTATCATTGCTGATGAGATTGAGTTGCTCCCGGCCCCCGACGATACCTATCAGGCTGAGTTGACCTACTACAAGCGGTTGGACGCCTTAGACGCTGATGGTGCCACGAATTGGCTGGTGACGTACTACCCGCACATTTACTTCACCGGCACCGCGGCCAAGGTGGCTGAATATATCGGTGATGCCAGAGCAACTTTCTGGGGAGGGCAGTATTCGGATCTATTGGAGAGCCTGATAATTGAAGATAGCCAGTCTCGCTATCCTTCCGGCTCTCTTAATGCCTACCCCAAGCAGGCTTTTAGTTAGAGGATGACCGATGGCTAACCCAACAACAAACCTGACCCTAACCAAGCCCACGGTTGGTGGATCTTCCGACACTTGGGGCGACGAACTGAACACCCTGATCGACGCTATCGATGATCTTTTTGCGGCAGCGGGGACTGGCACCTCGGTCGGCATCAATGTGGGCTCTGGCAAGACGCTGACTGTTGCCGGGACCATCACGGTTACAGGCACGGCCAATATTGACCATGATGCGCTGACTAATTTTGTCGCCAATGAACATATTGACCATTCTTCTGTGTCGATTTCGGCGGGTGGCGCTTTGACTGGTGGCGGTGACATTACCACCAACAGGTCCATTACGCTTGATGTGAATGCGCTGACAGAAGACGAGTTTCCAGATGAAGCGGCTGATTATCTTCTGGCTTATGACACTTCGGCATCTGAGCATAAGCGCATTCTGATTGAAAATATTGCTCACGATGCTTTGTACGGTTTTGTCGAAACCGAGCATGTGGCGCATACGTCTATTTCTATCAGCGGCGGTGAGGGCTTGTCTGGTGGTGGTGATATAACCACGTCCCGCACATTGAATGTTGATATTGGTGGTCTTACGGCCCTGTCATCTGTCGATAAAGATGCTGACTATGTGATGGTCTATGACGCTGACGCGACCGAGCATAAAAAGGTTCTTGCCGTTGATATGCCGGCCACGGTTGACCAGCACATGATGGCGCGGGCTGTTGAGCAATCAACGCTTCTTTCTGTTGATACGAACATTATGGGCCGCATTTATGCGCCGCCAGGCTCTAGCTGGTCAGTTGTTGCCGCCAAGGCATATGTGGATACGGCGGGGACAACCGGCGCGACCACTATTGATGTTCATAAAAACGGCACCACAATCTTTAGTTCTAACCTGTCTATCGCCAGCGGCGGCACCGCTTCTACGGGCGGTACGCTGGATGGTGCGCAGACATTCGCTGATGGTGATTATCTGGAAATTGACGTTGACGCCGTTTCCACATCTGCACCACGCGGCTTGCAGGTTCTTCTACAGTTAAGAGCGACGTATTGATGGATGTTCAGGCCCTTGCAGATCATATCGGTGACTATCGCGCCTTTTCCCTGAATAACGGCCTAGACGTTCGCTTGTCTGATGTGACGTTTGGGGAAAAGCACCTGTGTGTTCAGGTTCAGCTTTCTGCCAATGGTCAATCTCTGCCATTCAGCAATCCGTGGACTATCGTAAACCCACCTCTTGTGGATGGAGAAGGGTCTACTGATCCTAGCGATGTCCTTGTGTTTATCATGCAGAGTTCGGGGTTCTTTGATGGGTAGCTACACAATCTATATGGACACAGGCGGCGATCTTTTTTGCTCTGACACTGTTTGGCTTGACGCAAAAAACGGCAGCGGCACGGTGCAGGTGCGTGACGTAACGACAGGGGAATATGCAGCGACGGCGGCGGGGAAAGGCAAGGTCGGGTCAGTTTATCTTGTCTATCAGGGGTTTCTTGGGTTCGACACTTCTGTTATCCCCGATGCGTCAGAGGTTTTGACTTCTGTTTTGTCGTTGAACGCTGGTGAAACAGCAAGCCGGTCCTATAAAATGCAGGCGCGGAACTATTCATGGGGGCCAACCCTGGCAACAGCCGATTGGCAATATCCTTGGTCCGATAACTCACTTTTAGCAGAATATGATGTTTCTGGCGGTTGGACCGCTGACACATATTATGCTTTTACGTCGGAAGCGGGGATGGCTGACGCTGTTAATAAAACGGGTTACACCTATTTTATTATTGGTACTGACACGATTGATGGCATTGCCCCTGCGTCTATTGATTGGTCCGTTTATCATACGAGCGACGAACCCGGCACCTCGAAAGACCCTAAGTTGGAAATCACAACAGAAGATGTGCCTGATTTCACTCCTTTCGTTATTTGGATGTAGCCATGCCTGAACTACAAAAACTAGAAGTGCCACCGGGGGTCTACCGGAACGGAACGAACTATCAAAGCATGGGGCGCTGGTACGACTGCAACCTGGTGCGCTGGCAGGATGGCATTATGCAGCCTGTGGGCGGCTGGTTGCCTATGACGAGCACTCAAATGACAGGCGTCCCCAGGGGCGTTCTAGGGTGGATTGATAACACGGGCGACCGGCTATTGGCCAGCGGGTCGGCCTCCAAGTTGTACGCCGTCAACGAGGCCATGACAGTCACCGACATTACCCCCGCGGGCCTTACAACGGGCAATGAGAGCAGCACAGCCCGAGAGGGGTATGGCGGCGGTCTCTATGATGCTTATGAGTACGGCACCCCGAGAGACGATGCGACCAGCCTGGTCTCTGCTGACACTTGGAGCCTGGATACCTGGGGCGAATACCTAGTCGGATGCTTGACCTCTGACGGCAAGCTGTACCAATGGACACTGTCGGGGACGGCTGCAGCCATTACCAATGCTCCTACAAACTGCAGTGGTCTGGTGGCCACGGAAGAGAGGTTCCTCTTTGCCCTGGGCGCTGACAACAACAATCGCAAGGTTGCCTGGTGCGACCAAGAAAACAACACGACCTGGGCAGCGTCATCGACGAACCAGGCTGGATCTAAAGAGCTGGCAACGAATGGCTCACTAATGGCGGGTGTGCGGGTTCGCGGACAAACCTTGGTTTTGTCTGATGTTGACGCCCACGCAGCCACCTATATCGGACCGCCCTTTATCTACCAGTTTACCAAGGTGGGCAGCAATTGCGGCCTAGTGGCCCCCAATGCTGTTGTGGCCCTGCCTGATGGCAATGCCATGTGGATGTCCTACCAAGGGCAATTCTACATGTATGACGGCGCTGCGGTTCGTGAGGTTCCATGCGACCTTGTGGACTATCTAAAAGCCGGGGTTAACTGGGATCAGAAGGCGAAGATTACTGCCTGGACAAATACCCTCTACAGCGAGGTGTGGTTCGGTTTCCAATCTTCCGGAGGCACTGATGTTGATAAATACATTGCCTATAATTTCAGAGACCGGCACTGGACTATCGGGGAGCTGGATCGGTGCGGCGGCGTAGATGCTGGCGTGTATGACACCCCAGCTTGGGTATCAACCGACGGCTACTGGTATCAGCACGAGACCGGCTACAGTTATGAGGGCGCGGATGTCTATGCACAGTCTGGCCCCGTTGAATTGAATGTTGGCCGACACTGGATGTGGGTTACTGACCTAATCCCGGATGAGAACACTCTGGGCGACATGCAGGTCTCGTTTGTCACTAAATCGGAGCCGACGGGGAGCGAGACGACCTACGGTCCCTTTACGCCAGGCGGTTTCACCAACATGCGCTTCTCTGCTCGCCAGGTTTCGCTAAAGGTGGAGGCAGTCCGAGAGGCCGGATGGCGGTGGGGGACGCCTCGCATTGAGGCGCAGCCAGCGGGGCAGCGATAATGTTACCCCCAGCACCATTAAACTGGGACACCGAATACCAGATCATCATCAATGCCGAGATTGAGCGCCTAACCAGACAATCCCGTAAGGTCGGTGAGGATGTCATTGTTGGCGGCAGTGACGGCACTAGGACAGAGCGGCTGATCCTTCCCAGCGTTGAGGGCTGGGGCGTCCAGGTTGACCCTATAGAACCGACCTATCCGTGGAAGGATCTGCGCGGTCATATTCTGTCCAGAACGGGCGGCAAAACTGTTCCTACGTTCAGTCAGTATATCGGTGACATCTATCAGTGGAATTTTGACAGCGCCAGCCAAGAGCAGGAAGTATTCAACGAATACCACATGCCGCACGATTATGCTGTTGGTACTGACCTATATGTGCATACTCACTGGTCTGTTGATGCAGCCAGCACAGGCGATGTGAATTGGCTGTTCGATCTGGCTTATGCCAAGGGCTACGATCAGGCTGTTTTTGAGGGAACAGTCGGCAGCGGTTCTCCTGTCACGGTTTCTGTTACGCAGTCGTCACCAACTGCTTTCAAGCACCAGATTGCAGAGGTTGAATGTTCTGCGTCTGGTGGGTTGATTTCACCGGCTACGGTCAATGTTTCAATCACCAGCGGCACAGCAGCCTTGACGGCGGCTTCTGCGCTATTCACAGCTGCAGATATTGGGCGCACGGTGACGATTGCAGGCGCTGGTTCTGGAGGGGCTGATCTGGAAACAACAATTTCTGGATATAGTAGCACCACTTCTGTTACTCTGGCAGACAACGCTTCTACAACGGTTAGCGCACAGGACGCTTTCAGGTATCGTGTCCTTGATACTGATCTGTTAGAGGTTGATGGCCTCATAATGGTGCGAACCTGGCGTGATGCGACAAGGACAGCGGATACCTTGGATCAAGCTCCGTTCCTTCACGAAGTTGATATACACTACCAAAGCACTGGCATTGGTACTAAAGGGCGCAATGGCCCTGATTTTTGGAGCTAGCTATGGTCTTTAATAAACTCTTCGGCGGCGGCGGCGGAACCCCTAAATACCTGAAAAAAGCAGGTAAGCGGATCATGGATACTGCCTTTAGCGAATACGACAAGGCGGGCTTCCGACCGTATGATGATGAGCCTCCTATTGCCGCGATGAACAATGTCCTGTCTACGGCCATCAACCGGGCTGGCCAGCCAATGGCTGGGCAAGATGCTTTTGATGCGGCCCTGGCTCAGGGTCTGAGTACCGGTCAATTCATGCCGACGCCGGTTGAGCAGTATAACAGCCGCCCAACAACAGTGGCGGCTGCACCCACGATGACAGCTGCGGCTGTTCAATCAGACCCAATTACCGCACGAGATGTGAACGCCGGGACGATCCTGCAGACGGACATCGATGCATACATGAACCCGTACCTAAGAACGGTGATTGACGCAACGATGACCGATCTAAACAGGGATCGGGCGCGGCAGCGTGTGGCAGATCGGGCGATGGGGGCCGGCGCTGGCGCTTTCACCAATGACCCTCGCATGCAGGTCTACAATGCCGAAACGACCGACGCCTACGACCGGAATACATTCCGCGCCCTGGCGGATCTTTACTCCGGCGGCTATGATCGTGCCACGGCCCTAGCCACTCAGGACTTGGACCGTGGCTACAATGCGGCGGTGTCTAATGCTGATAGATCAATGGTTGCTGACAAGTACAACCTTGATACGGCCACACAGAACGCTGCGTGGCTCCAGGATGCCGCTACGCGCAATCAAGATGCCGCAATGACTGCCAATATCACACAGGCTGAATTAGACGCTGCACGGGCCTCTGACGACGCCATGCTGTATGGCGACATTTCCAAGCTGAATACGATGGCCGAGCTTGAGGCAAATTCTCAGGGCATCAACAACATCAAAGCCTTAGGTGCGCTTGGAAGCTCCATGGCAACGGCCAAATCTAACGCCGACCAGATTGCATTGGCTGCTGGCGCTGCACAGCAAGAATACGACCAGCTGTTGCCGTCCTTCGAGTACGGCGAGTTTATTCGTGAGGTTGACAACCCCTACAAACGCATGGGTCTGCTTACGAGCGGCATTAGCTCAATTGGTGGGCAGAGGAACGCCTCATCCGATGGGCTGTTTAATACTGCTGGCAACTTTATGACTGGGCTGGCCAATCTGAAGAAAGCAATG